AGTGGTGTTAATACAATTATTTGTAGCAGGGGAAGTAAGGGTAGTTCTTAAAGGTGTAATATCAACTATCTGCGTACCATTAAGCACGTACATCTTAACATTAGTACCTACGCCTGTTAAATCATTTGTATCTGTAGTAGACCAATTAAATAAACTACGAGCAGAACCTTTATAAGCTACTTGGTTTTGTACAACCCATCCACCTATTTTTTCAGGGAAGCCTGAACGAAAGCGAACTTTATCCATGTCAAACCAACTACCTTCAGAGGCATAATTAGTCTGATCTCGATTTGCTCCTGGTTTAAAGACTAGTTTACTTAATGGCATTATTTACCTTCAAAGAGTGCTTTTTCATCTAGCCTACGAATTTGTAGACCTCTCAGTATTTTACCACCTGCACGACAATATTTCACTAACGATTCCATAGCCGCCTTTTTATCGCCGCGTAGAAGCGCTTGACGGAGTGTTGATCTTTGAAAGCATCCAAGACCCAAATTAAAGCAAAAGCTGACAAGAGCGTCAAACTCATGTTGTCTAAGAGGCACGTTAGGTAGCATCTTATGTACTCCCAACTCGAAGCGACGTAAGTCGGATTTAAGAAGTCCATCTATTTCTTCCTGTGAAAAAGTTCTATTCCAAGATTCAGGCAACGATTTACCATCCCCGATAAGATGACCGACACCCACAGTGAACAGGTTAGCAGGACAACGGTAGGGACGATTACGCACGCCTTCATGATGTTTGATAAGAGCAATACCAGCTTTTGATACATTCACTTATTTCTTTTCCCAAGTTCTTGAACCAAAGTAGAATCCAATAATAGAAGCTACGATAGCCATTTCATCTGTAGAGAATACCTCTTGTGAAGCTACAATAAAGTCAACACCAGAATACATAGCCCAAGCTAATGAAACAAAATTAATAAGCACTAGCTCACCTACAAAGATAAATGCTACCACAGGTCTTACCATAGCATTCCAATTCTTAACTGTTTGAGAACCGCCTTCTACTAATTTTTTATCGTGGTCATATAAAGCTGTACGTTCTTGAGCGTACGTTTCTGCGTACGTGCCTTCTAATTCAATAGCTGCAATCTTTTCTTGAGCTACAAAACCCTTTTCTGCCATAAGTAATGCTTGGGCATTTTGTAATTGAGCCATTTCGCGCTCATGTTTTTGATCTCCCTTTTGTTGGAAGAAGCTTAAAATGTTTGGTAAGCCCGCAGTAGCGAAGCCGAGAATACTGGATAAGATGGATAGCATATTAGTTATTCAATGGGTTTACCATTGCCTTTCGTAGTTGTTTCATTTCGTCTTTAACGTTTGTCACTGTGTCTGTTATTTTGTCTGCAGTACTTTTAGCAACACTATTAGCTTCAATAGCACGACCATAAGCTTCGTTTGCTTTTTCTAATGCACGATTGTTAGACATCATCACATCAACTAATTGACGCTCAGTAGAACGTGATCTATCTTCTAGCACTATAATACGAGTCTCAACAGAGCTCATCTTTTTTACTTCCTCAATCGTCGAGGTCAAATCGTTGAAGAGGGTTATCCCGTAATATACTGCGCCACCTATTGGCACTAGCACGGATAAGATAATCCCCAGTATCATTTGCGCTGATAAATTCAATGAATATATTTTGTTGTCGCTCATAGTCTTGTTCCTGTATTAGTTTAATATTTTCTTGTATCTGTGTTTGCTGCAGGTTGTATCCTGAGTTTATAAGCTGCATCGATAATACGATGCCAAATCCTGGTACTAGTGTTTTACCTTTTGGTACTTCTGGCGCTTTAGGCGCATCTTTTTTATCTGTACCCGACGTCGTCGTAGTACTTGCGGGGCTTGGTGCAGATGTTCCCCCACTTGTTTCGCTCTTTACTGTGGCTACCGAAGTAGCTGGTATTTCTACCGTCGTTGTCAATGCAGTCATGTCCTGTACAATTACAGGTTCTGGTGGGATGATGGGCGCAGTTGTGACTTGGTTCAACACGCTGTTCGGATTCGTTGGGCTTATCGGACTGATTGGCGATGCCGGATTGTTTAGGTTTGTCGACGTCATTTTGCAAGTATTGTATATTTCCAACCAAGTGGTCCAAGTTGGAGAACCATACGGGTCCGAGCAAATTGAAGTTCTTTGTTCTTGTAATAATCCCTCGAATCCAGTTGAGCATGTTAGCGTCCTCGTTTCAATAGATTCAATACACGTTGGGGGATCTGGCGTGCAGTTATTAGAAGTTGTCGTCCAACCTGTCCAAGACTGTGTAGAACATTCATAAGACCTACTTTGATTAATAGCGCCTGATTGGTTAATTGGACAAGACAAAGTTTGATACTCGACTTGAGGGCTACACACTGGGACTTGATATATTGAGCAATAAGGGTCATTCGGTCTGTACCAACCGCAATAATGTTGTTGCAAAGCGATTTCAGTTGAGATACCACTACATACCATTGAGCCGTCAAGATACCAACCTTCAGGCGTATTTGAGAAATTGCAGTACCAAGCATACGCGTTATTCCTTAGTAGTAGAAGGAGTAGGAAGAGTGTAATTCGGACCATACAATTTTCTAAACTTCTCAGGATCTTTTTCATACCAAGCCTTCTTAGCTGTAAAGCCTACAGCACCACCCATGGGACAAGGACTACCACTCATCTCCATAGCGTCCCATACTTTTGGATCTTGGCATAGCACCGATACGGCAGCCACTTTGAGTCCTAAATCGTTGAGAGTTTTTGCTAACTTAATTTTTACGCAGTTCTCATCAAGTAATACTGTGCCACCTGATAAAGATATAAAGCCTAAATTACCCGCTGCACTAATAGGCACTGCACAAACGTCTTGTGAAAACGCAGACATACTAGGTGCCATCGCACTAGGAACTGGCATTCCTTTTTGATTTATTGTCGTTGTTTCAGCGTGAGCTTGGTGAATGCAAACAAGTAAACAGAGTGTTATTAATACTCCAACTAGGATCTTCATTATTCACCTACGGATACTTCAACCCAAGCTGTCGATGCTTCGTCCCATGTATATTTTTTATCGTCTGTAGGATAGTCTACAGGTGCTTTCCATTGGCAAGTATCTTCATCTAGTAGCCATGAATTATATGGTTTAGGTGCAATAAAAGCATCACGACCTTCATCATAAGTGTAACCAACACCAGCATAATTTTTACGGATTTTACCGTTATAAGATGTTTGTTTCCATGTTCCACCTAAAAGGTTAGAACAGAATTTAATACCTAACTCTTCAGACTCTTGACCTTGTTCGTTAAGAATGTCTTGGTTAGATACTACTATTACTTGAGTTACTATGTTATTTTCTAATTGAGCAAAATGTGCCATATTGTTTTCCTTTGTTGTTAAGCTGTATAAGTTCCTGAAGCAGTAAATGTTAATATAGTGTTAGCACCTGATGTTGTTACAGTTGGGCTTCCTGTAGTTGTGCCTGTGTATCTAGTGGTAGGCACAGATAATATTACTACACCTGAACCGCCAGCACCTCCAGCTACTGTTACAGCTGACGACCCAGCACCTCCGCCTCCGCCACCAGTATTAGTTGTTCCTGCAGAACCAACTACAGCACTACCACCTGCACCTCCGCCGCCTGAACCACCTGTTCCAGCAGGTCCAGAACTATATGTTCCACCGCCACCACCACCTGCATAAGTAACAGACGAACCTGTAATAGAAGAAGAAGAACCTGCACCACCATTACCTCCAGCAGAACTTGAACCATTTCCACCTACCGCAGAAGCACCTCCACCACCACCGCCACCAAAACTACCACCTAAAGAAGAACCTGTTCCACCATTATTACCTTGACCACTAGTTCCAGTTCCACCAGTTATACCTGTAGCAACTGCTGAACCTCTACCGCCTCCGCCTGAACCACCAGAACCTCCATTTGTAGACGAATTGTTACCAGCACCTTTACCGCCACCAGTAGAAGTTACAGTAGTTATACCTGTGCCTGATAAAACAGAATTAGAACCATTAGTATTTGATGCTCCACCAGCTCCAATCGTAACAGTATATGTTGTTCCAATAATTAAAGATGCAGGTGATGTTAAAAGTCCACCAGCACCGCCACCGCCACCAACATCTTGACCTGCAACTCCTGTGCCGCCTCCACCACCTCCTGCAACTACTAAATAGTCTACAGAATATATTGGTTGTAAACTTCCGCTTGCAGTAAATGTATGTATTGTGTTTCCGCCTGATGTTGTTACAGTTCCGCCTGTGAATACTTGTGAGCCAGCGTATGAGATGATAACAATACCGCTACCGCCTGAACCTGCTACTCCTTGTAAACTACCAGCAGCTGTTAAACCATTACCACCACCGCCACCTCCTGTATTAGTAGTACCTGATGTAGCATTTAATCCATTTCTACCTCCATTACCACCACCACCTGTACCGCCTGTTCCAGCAGTTGATGTTCCACCACCTACATATCCACCACCACCACCACCACCTGCATATGTTACAGATGAGCCACTAATAGATGATGCAGAACCATTACCACCATTTCCAGCTACAGAAGCTGACGATGCGTTTGAGCCTACCGCTCCTGCACCGCCTCCTCCACCACCTGAAAATTGTGAGCCTAGTCCATTATCATTACCATTACCGCCTGCATTACCTTGACCTGATGTGCCAGCTAAACCTGTTCTAACTGCTGCAGAACCTCCTCCACCACCACCTGAACCTCCAGTTGAGCCAGCAACATTTTCTCCTGATCCACCACCACCACCTGTAGCTGTAATAGTAGTAAGTCCTGTGCCATTTACTGATGAATTAGAACCAGCACTTCCTGACGTTCCTGCTGCCCCTGCTCCACCTCCACCTACAGTAACAGTATATGTTGCAGGATAATAAAGTGTTGCTGTAGATGTTAGTAAACCACCTGCTCCACCTCCACCTATTGCTCCGCCTGCACCACCACCAGCCACTACTAAATAACTAGCTGTAACTGCTGTAGCAGGGACTAATGAACCTGAAGCTGTGAATGTGTGTATTTGGTTACCACCTGAAGTAGTAACTGTGCCACCTGTGAATAAAGGTGTAGCAGATGTGTAAGATATGATGACTACGCCTGAACCGCCTGCACCACCAGCAGTTGGACCTCCTGTAGGAGTACCTCCACCAGAACCACCTCCGCCACCTGTATTTGCAGTTCCTGCAGTTCCGTTTGATGTACTTGCTCCACCAGCACCTCCACCTCCAGACCCTCCTGAAGCAGCACTACCTGGTGAATAACCACCGCCACCGCCACCGCCAGCATAGGTTACGCTAGAACCTGAAATAGATGATGCTAAACCATTACCCCCAGCACCACCACTTGTTGTTGAACCTAAAGATGTACCTACTGCACCTGCACCACCACCTCCAGGTCCACCACCTGTATTTGTTGTGACTGAACCGCCATTATTACCTTGTCCAGATGTTGCAGAACCCCCTGTTCCCCCCGCTCCTGAAGAACCACCACCTGAACCACCATTTTGACCATTTCTTGGAGAACCTCCACTACCATTAAATGCTCCTCCGCCGCCTCCAATAGATGTAACAGTAGCTAAGCCTGTACCTGAAATAACAGAATTACCTCCATTGCCACCATCAACACTAGATGTTCCAGAAGTTCCACCTGCACCTACAGTAATTGAATAAGTGTTAAGTGTAGATAATGTAAATGTAGATGTTTGATAACCACCAGCACCGCCACCGCCACCAGCTGCATAAAGTCCATTTAAAGCTCCGCCTCCACCACCACCTCCAGCTACAACAAGATAGGATGCAGGGACACCGCCTTTATTTAATACACCATAAGCTCTTGCTGCTTGAACGGCTAGTCTTGACAATAATGACATTAACTAATTCCTATTTGAATTGTGTTTGAGCTGCGAATACTGTAAAGGTTGCAGAACCTGTTTTAACAATAGTGTATGAGTAAGCATCTATACTAGAAGCATTACCTGCTGTCCATGCTGTACCACCTTGATATTTAGGAGTGACTGAACTACCATCTATTGTTACTGCATTATTATAATAGGCTGTTGCACCTTGTGTGACTAAAAATACTACTGTAATAGCTTCACCTGTAGCCATAGCTGTATCTAAAGATGTACCTGAAGAAGCTCTAAAGTTTACTGTCCAGTTAGCACTTGCGTTTGTTGTGTAATATAAAACTGATTGTGTAGTAACATCATAATTAATTGTGCCTGTAGCTGCTGTAGCTGATACTGTGACTAATTCTAAAGCATTTGTAAATTTAGATGCAATAACACTAGATGTACCTGAAAATGTTTGTTTAGCAGTAAATGTTTGAGCTATAGCTAAACCTGCAAGGGTAGCACTTGATGATGGGAATGTCATCGTAGTTGAATCTGTACCTGCTAGAGTTAATGTGTTACTTGCAGTAAGTGTTTTACCATCAGCAATCGTAAGTGTTGATCCTGTAGCTGGCGCTGTAAGTGCTACTTTATTAATTGAGGTAGCTGATGCTACACCTAAAACTGGGGTAACTAATGTAGGGCTAGTAGATAATACAACGGCTGTTGTTCCTGTAGACGATGTTACACCCGTACCGCCTGAAGCTACTGGAAGAGCTGAGCCTAATGTAAGAGAAGATAAGTAAGTCGTTGCATCAACAACGTTTGTTCCGTTGTTATAGACAAACATAGATTTACCAGCTGGAACCGCAATACCTGTACCTGATGTATTTTTTACGGTAATCCCT